CCTACGTAGTCCTCGACTTTCGCGCGCTATCCCCGTACCTTGACCATCAAGGAAGCACATGGCCATCGAACGCCGCAAACCTCGTGACCGCGCAGCCAACTACGGCAAGCTTCCCGACACGCAGGATCGCGTGGAATACCTGCGCGAAGCACTGCGTCAGGCCGAAGCGATGGTGCTCAAGGCCGAGGAGTCGCGCTCCTGGCAAGCGGCTGTCAGCGCGAAGCGGCTCGCCCTTCAGACTCGCGACGAGCTCGACATGGCGCTTGCGAAGGCCGAGGCACCCAACGAAACGATGACCGACGAGCAGCTGCTCGCGGTGCTCGCGCAGTCGGTGGCCTCGCTTCCGGCGCAGCATCTCGAGCGCCTCGAGGAGGTGATCTCGATCCGTCGCACTGGCAAGGCGCCGCTGCGCGTGGTTGAGTCTGCGTGAGTCTCGCCGCACTGGCTCGGGCCTCGAGCACGCTGGCGCAGAGGGCGCACTCGGATCCTCTGGCGTACTTCCGTCCGACGCCGCCGCAGCTCGCGTACCTCGAGAGCACGCAGCCGATCCGGCTCCTGCGCGCCGGCAACCAGCTAGGCAAGACCTGGGCCGGCCTCGCTGACGTCATCTACCGCTGTCTCGGGTCGCATCCCTACACGCTGGTCAAGGCCGCGCCCATCGAGGCATGGGTCGTGGTCGTGTCGTGGGAGCAGTCGCTGTCCATCCAGCAGAAGCTCTGGGCGCTGCTTCCGAAGGATGCGATCAGCGACGACTGCGAGTTCACTCCCGGCAAAGGCTTTCGCGGCAAGGTGCCGATCATCCGGTTCAAGAACGGATCGGTGCTCCGCATCCGCACAGTCAACCAAGGGCCGCTTGCGCTGGCCGGCTCGTCCATCGACTACGTTCTGATCGATGAGCCTCCTCCGGAGGAGATCTGGTCGGAGATCGTGCCGCGTGTGTTGCGCCAGCGTGGGCGCATCGGGATCACGCTCACGCCGGTAGGTATGCCGCTTGGCTGGCTCAAGAAGCTGGTCGAGGAAGGTCAGGTTCAGGACATTCATGCCGCGCTGACGGTCGAGAACACGACGCCGATCGGTGGCCGTCCTCTGCTCACGCAGGAGGACATAGAGCGCATGGAGATGCAGGTGCTCCCGCAGGAGCGGGCACAGCGCATCCACGGCGAGTGGGACTCGGGATGGACCGAGGGACGCGTGTTCAAGATGTTCGATCCGACGCGGCATGTGAACGACCTTGCGCCAACCGGCGAGGTGCTCATCGGTGTCGGCATCGACCACGGCACCGAGAGCGGCGCCCAGGTGGCGATCCTGACGGCGCTCCTGCGCGACGGCGGCGAGGGGCACCCGAAGATCTGGGTGCTTGACCAGATCGTGACGGATGGCATGACCACGCCAGAGCAGGATGCGCGCGCGATTTTGGACATGCTCAAGCGTGCCGGCCTCAGATGGGAAAACGTGGATCGCTGGGTCGGTGACCGTAAGGTCGTTGGCCGGCGCAACGGATCGCTCAAGAGCAACGCGATGCTGATGACCGCGTTTGAGCGCGAGCTGCGGATCCCTACCGGATCACTTCCGTTCCGAGTTCACACGGCCTACAAACCGCGCGGATCGGTGTTCGAGGGATACCGCGTGCTCTCGGCGGCGATGCTCCGAGGAGACTTCAACATTCACCCGCGCTGTCGTCCGCTGATCGAGGACTTCCAAAAGTTCGACGGGCGCGAGGCGAGCCAGCACAAGCACAGCATCGACGCGCTGCGGTATACGCTGGAGCTCTACACCCGTCGCTTGTACAACCCGACCGCGATACGCCTCGGGTGACAGGGGGATCCGTGTACGCCTACTCCAAGATGCCGACGCCGCCCGCTCCGAGCAACCCAGAGGAGGCGATGAGGTGGGAGCACACGCGCCACCGACGCGCGCTCATGGAGGGACGCTGGCAGCGCCTCCTCGAGGATCGCCTCCAGACGCAGCTCGGAAGCACGCGACGTCAGGCATGGGGCCTGCCCGACATGGGGACGAACGCCTATCGTCAGGTGTGCTATTCGCTCGCCTGCCTCTACGATGCCGAGCCTGACGTAAAACACAACCGAGCAGGCGACGTCTCCGCGCTGACCGACATGATCTCCCGCTCCGGACTGTGGCCGCAGATGAGCCGGTTCCAGGCGATGACCATCGCGCTCCGCGAGATGTGGATGCGCGTGGACGTCGAGGATGGCCGCATCATCTACCGGCCTGTCCCGCCTGACATGACGATCGCCGAGAGCGACCCGTCGCGCCCGACGATCCCGACTGCCTACGCCGAGGTGCGTCTGCGCCATGTGCGCGGCGAGACTGTGTGGGCATGGGATGTGCTGGACATTCGCGACCCGCAGAATCCTTCGTATACGGTTCGCCTCGCGACCGATGATGCCAAGTTCGGGGATGACGTCACCGAGGAGGTGCTCGGCGGACGCTTCGATGGTGCGGCCTATCCCTACCGGCGCACGCCTCGAGGCGACGAGGTGCTCGGCGCACCCATCCTCCCGGTCGTGCTGTACCACGCGAGCCTGTACGGCGATCGCCTGTTCGACCCGTTCTTCGGCGTTGAAACCTACGAAGCGTCGTTGAATCAGTCTGTGTTCAGCACGTTCCTCGCACACTCCATCAGGGACGCTTCGTTCCCGCAGCGATACGCCATCGGCGTCCGCATCGCTGGATCTGACATGGTTGACGGCGGCACGCGAGGCCAGCGCGTCGAGGTCGTGACCGACCCGACTACGATCCTCATGCTGGATGCCGCGATGGAGCAGCAACCCCAGGTTGGACAGTTCACGGCCGGCGCGGACGTTTCAACGCTCGAGGCCACCATCGCTGCCTTGGCCCATCGCCTCGCGACTGACGCTGGATTGTCTCCTTCAGAGCTGCAGCGGACGAGCGGCTCGGCCAAGAGCGGCTACGCGATCAGTCTGTCGAACGAAGGCCGTCGCGAGGCCCAGCGCAAGTACATCCCGCAGCAGCGTGAGGGCGACGAGCGCCTCCTCGCTGTGACGGCCACGCTGTTCAACCGCGCGATGGGCACGCAGTTTCCGGAGGGCGGCTACTCGATCCTGTACCGCGAGATCCCGCTCTCGCCAGAGGAACTCTCCAGCCGTCGCCAGCATGTCCTTGAGATGCTCGAGGCTGGCCTGATGCGTCGCGTGGATGCGCTCCGTTACTTCGGCTCGCTCTCCGAGGAAGACGCCCGCGCCGCGCTCGAGGCCATCGACGCGGAGAAGGCGCCTGCCGCCGCGGAGCAAGAATCGGAGGGTACGGGACAGGCGCCCGCCGAGCAGGTATCCACCGAGACGGAGCACGGCGAGGAGATGGCCGATGCGGCCGAGGAGGTCGTCGCCAGCGCAGAGGCGATCCGCGCGCTGCTCGCTGGCGATGTGCCGGCGGCTATCCGTCGCGTCCTCGAGGCCGTCGCCGAGAGTCTCGCGGAGGCCGCGGGCTACCTCGGTGCTGGCCCGATGGTCGAGGCCGAGGTCGAGCTTCCCGGTGAGGAGGACGACGCGATGCCAGAGACGGAGACGCCAGACACGGCAGCTCCCGAGGAGAGCGTGGCTGCGGCGGCTACCTCCGCAGGCGTGCCGGCCTCTGCCGTGGCGCTCAACGGCGCACAGGTTCAGGCGGCGCAGGGCATCATTACGTCGGTGGCGAAGGGCGAACTCCCGCGCGGCACGGGTGTCCAGATGCTCGTGCAGTTCTTCAACATGGCGCCCGAAGCAGCTGAGGCGCTCATGGGTGACGTCGGTGGGTCTTTCACCATCACGGCACCCGAGGCGCCCTGATGCCCTTCATCTCGGAAGCACAGCGCGACTACTTGAAGCGCGAGCATCCGGCCGTCTACCGGCGGTTCCTGCGCGACGAGCGGGCGATGGGCTTTGAGCTCCGCGCGCCCGCTGACGTCGCCGAGGTGGCGAAGCGCGGCCTCGAGGCTCGCGAGCGGTACGGCCGTGGCGGTACGCTTGTCGGTGCACGCCGAGCGAACCAGCTCGCGAACCGTGAGATCGTGAGCATCGAGACGATCAAGCGCATGGTCGCCTACTTCACGCGACACGCCGTGGACCTCGAGGCGCCGGCCGCGAAGCCGGGTCACCCGGACTACCCTAGCCCCGGACGCATCGCGTGGGATCTCTGGGGAGGTGCGCCTGGGCGAGCATGGGCGCGTCGTCAACTGACTGTTTGGGAGCGCGTACAGCGCGAGGAGGGCAAGTAGCATGGAAGAAGGAACGGACACCACTGGCGCAGAGGCGCGCATCCGGCAACTGGTCGCGCGTGTGAAGGAGCTTGAGGGCCGCGTCGGAGAACTGACGCCGCTCGCCGAGCAGGCCGAGAAATACCGCGTTCAGGTGGACGAGGTCAAGGCCGCGAGCAAGGCCGAGCGCGAGGCACTCCGCATCGAGCGCGAGATCGCCAGCGCAGGCATCACCGACGCCGAGGGCATGGAGTACGTGCAGCACGCCTATGGGCGTCTGCCTGCCGAGGGCCGGCCTCCGCTCGCGGAGTGGCTGGCAGCGAAGGACGCGCTCCCGAAGGCGGTGAGGGCGTACCTGCCGGAAGCCACGCCTGCCGCGGCGCCGGCACCGACGACGATGACGATGCCGAAGAGCAACGCTGGCGTGACCTCGCAGGCTGTGACGCCTACGGCAGCATGGACGCCGGAAGCGATCATGCGGCTTTCGCCGAGCGAGTTCAAGGCCAACTTCGCGGCGATCAAGGCGTCGGGTGGCGTGCCTTGACATTCTGTCGCGGACGGTAGTACGGTAGCCGTGAGGCACACGCCTCACGCGCTCGGGGCAAGCTCCCGTAAAAAGCGACAGGCGCGGCAACGTCAAACCTTCATAGGAGGCCAACATGGCCAACATCGACTTTGCCGCTCTCGACGGCAACGCCCGCGCCGCTGCGGTTCTGTTCCAGTCCATCGTGATGAAGCTCGCGGACACCGGCTCGCTCCGCAACGCGCCCTGCTTTTTCAACGTCGGCAGCATCAACGGCTCCGGCTCTGACAGCATCCAGGTGCCTGTCGTCGGCCTCAACGGCACCGACATCATGGCGGCGGTGGCCGACGGCTCCGCGGTCAGCAACACCTCGATCACCTCTGCCGCGGCGACCGTGGCCGTGGCCCGCCAGGCTCTCCGCTACGACCTGACCGATCTCGCGCGCGTCAGCAACAGCGTGGCCGGCGGCGTGGACCTCGAGGGCCTGTCCAACGCGATGGTTGCGGCTTTCAATGGCCGCTTCAACCAGATGGTCTGCGCCCTCTCTGGCGGCTTCGCCACGCAGGTCGGCAGCACGGGCGTCGATCTCACGACCGACACCTTCTACGACGCGATCTTCGCTCTCCAGCTCTCCAGCGTCATGGGCGAGTACCACGCCATCCTGCACCCGCAGCAGTACAACGACCTCATGTCGTCCCTGCGCGCGGAGCAGGGTCCGGCGCAGTACCTCGCCGCCAACCAGGAGCAGACGAACGCTCTGGGCGCCTCGTTCAAGGGGAAGCTCTTTGGCGTCAACGTCCACGTCTCGTCTTTCGTCCCGAGCGTAGGTGGCACCGACTACCGCGGTCAGATGCTCGGCGAGGCGGCGATCGCCTACGCCCTCGGCACCCCGGCGCCCATCCAGGCCGCTGGTGGCGTGATCATCCCGGCCGGCGCCCCGATCGCCGTGGAGTGGGAGCGTGACGCTGCCTCTGGCCTTACTCGTGTGGTGGGGTCGGCGTTCCTCGGCGCAGCCGAGCTTCAGGACCTCAAGGGCGTCGGGATCTTGAGCGACCTCTGATCCTGCTCGCCTAGCGTCAAGGCGTGTCCGTGCTTATGGTACGGGCACGCCTTCGTGCGTAAGGAGGGATCATGGCAGCAACATTCACGACGGCCAATGCGTCTGGGTTCGAGGGCACGCCGGCCGCACGCCCGCAGGCGATGGCGAACATGCTCAACATGCCGAGCAACGCGCAGTGGTGGTACACGCATCACCCGGCTCACTGGCAGCTCGTGGAGGGCGAGTGGCTCCCCGACCTCACGCAGATGGTCGCGATCCCCGGCCTGAACCGTGTCGATAAAAACGGCGACACGGCGTTGACCGAGGTTCATCTTGCGAAGAAGGGCGCCACGGTCATCCCGTGGGAGGTCGAGCCTGGTGGCTACTGTATGCAGTTCGCTGGCGTGAACGGGCCTGTCTACCTCAGCAAGTGGGAGAAGCCGAAGCTCGTCGCCGGCCAGCTCCGCGTCACGCCTGACGAGGCCGGCTATCGCGAGTTCCGCAGGCGCCTGGTCGTGGAAGGCTGGATCAAGGTTCCCGATCCTGACTTCATCGACGTCATCATCGGACGACAGGAGCGCCTAGTCAACGAGCATCGCACCCGCGCGCCGGTCAACCCCGGTAGCGCGCTCATCCTCCCGGTCGCAGAGAAGCGCCTCGAGGACATGCGCGCCGCGAAGGAGCGCCTCTACGCCACTGACGAAGCCGCGCCGAAGCGGGGCCGCAAGTGAGCGGCGAGAAGCCGGCGATCCGGCAAGGGATGGATCAGATGACGAAGCGCCTCGTGGAGGGCGGGATGCCCTCCGACAAGGCCCGCAAAGTCGCGCAGGATGCGGCGCAACGTGCGGATCGTCGGGAGCGCGATAAGCGGTAGCCAAAGGGGTGGGGCATGTCGCTCGCTGAAACCGTCTATGCCGCTCGGTTCCGGTCAACGGAGACAATCGAGCGTGGACGCCAGCAGACGCTGACTTGCCCGACCCAGCGCGCAGGCGCGACGGCAACGCCGACGAGCGGGACGATCACGATCTACCGGCCTGATCAGACGGTGCTCGTGACGTCCGCAGTCACGATCCCCGGAGGCGGGATCGCGACGTACTCGCTGGCTGCTGCGACCACGACGTCCGAGCAGCTCGGCGAAGGCTGGCTCGTTGAGTGGGCGCTGGTGATGCCGGATGCGGTGACGCACACGTTCCGCAACGACGCGGCGCTCTGCCGTCGCACGCTCTACCCGGTCATCAGCGATGCTGACCTGACGATGCGGCACAGCGACTTGCCCAACCTTCTGGCGTCGGGCACGACGAGCTATCAAAGCTACCTCGACGAGAGCTTCGCCACGCTGTGCAACAGGTTGATCAGCCAGGGGCGCAGGCCGTACCTCGTGATCCAGCCAAGCGCGCTGCGCGAGGCACACGTCGCGCTGACGCTGCACATGATCTTCCTCGACTTCTCCACATCAGCGGGGGACTCCGGTAGGTGGCAGGCTTTGGCCGACCACTACCTGCGCGCCTACACCGAGGCGTGGAACCAGCTCAAGTTCGTCTACGACGAGGCTGACGAGAACAAGGTAGACGCCACGATGAAGAAGGGCGCAGCCTCGACCGTGTGGCTCAACGGGCGCGGCGGTCAATCTTACTGGACTCGGTGGTACTGATGGCCTCTAAGAGCATCAGGCAGCTGCGCGAGGACGTCACGGCGCGCATCCTCACGCTCACGGGATGGAAGGAGTCGCGTGTGGCTCCCGATAACTTCGGCCGTGACGCTGACAGCATCGCGCACAAGGCGTTCGCCGTGCATCCGGCAGAGACGGCCGACATGCGCGCGTATCGTGGCCGGCCTGCCGAGGGCCTCCTGGTCGAGACGTCGCTCGTCGTCCACTACTGCTGGCGGCTCGCGCCAAAGGGCATGAGCGACTCCTATGATGACGCCCTCGATGGAGAGGCCGCAGTCGTCAACGTCCTGATGGCCTATGACAGCACTTGGCCTCTGTCCTACAAGGTGCAGGTCGTCCGCACGACTCGCACCACATCGGATAGTGGCGAGTGGGTGCTCGGGCAGGTCGAGACTCGTATCGTTCACACACTTCCGCTTCAGTAAAGGGGTGAAATCACATGCCTAATTCTATCGTGAAGAATTTTCGTGACGGCCAGATCATTCTCAAGGACGGAACGGGCACGCCCATCGCCGTCACGATCGAGTTCGAGGCCGGAGACTTCTCGATCTCGGGCCTGTCCGCGAACAGCAACACCGAGGTCACGACCTACCTCGACCGTGGTTCGCTCGGTTCGGTTCGGCTCACGTCGCAGACGTTCCCCACGTGGTCCTTCTCGGCGCACATGGTCGAGTTCTCCGATGCCGTTACCAAGACGCTGTGGGATGCGGTCAACAAGACCGGAACCTTCGCGGCCGCGGTCAGCACGATCACGAACAGCGACGTCTACGGGCTCGACTGCGTGATCAACATCGAGGGCACCACGCTCGGGGAGGCCACGGATCACACCCTGACCCTCGTCGGGAACCGCATCACGCTGGACTTCGCGGAGGGAGACCCGAACTCCTTCACCATTAACGGGACTTGCTTCGGCTCGATCTCGGCGACCTGATCCACGCGCGAGGTCGAACCTCTCGCCCGACGCCCTCCTCGCCGGTTAGGCAGGGAGGGCGTTTCCATCGGAGGGAATATGGACGTCACGCTCGGTCGGTTCACTGTCGCGCTCAAGAAGCCATCCTCGTTCACGCTCGCACGCGAGGTAACCATGTGCGTCGGCACCAGCGCAATCCGCGGACTCGGCGCGGCGCTCGGCGCTTGCTGGAGCGGAAAGCCGCTGAAGGCCGCGTATAAGTACGATGCGCTCGCCTATGGTGGCGCGGTCGTTGACGAGCTCATGGCGCTCGGCGTGCCGGAAGCGGAGATCTACGCTGCCGGCAAGGTGGCGCTTGACCTGGTGATCGATAGCCTCCCGCGTGAGCAGGAGGTCACCGAGGCCGAGACTTTTATCGAAGCCCAGACGGAGGGCTAGACGCCGTCGCGCTCGAGATCGGCCTGACCTACTGCGGCGACCCGGATGCGTTCTATGCGTGGACTCGCGAGCAGCAGGAGCGCGTCCTGGCGTGGTGGCGCGTGAAGCACACGCCGCCGAAGCCGAAGGCGCGTCCGAGGGCGCGCGAGGGTGATAGTGTGTCGCCAGAGGCGAGAGCCTTCTGGGGGATCGGTGGCGGGTAAGAAGATCACGGTAGGGCGCGCGAGCACGACCATAGGGCCGGAACTCGAGCGCGCTCTCGACCGTATGATCTCCACGACCTACGCAGAGGTCAAGCGCGAGGTCGAAGCCATCGCCGCGGACGTCACCGAGAACGCCCGCGACAACTGGTATGACAACGTGCAGGAGCGCACGGGCAAGACGCGCGCCGGCATCGACTACGAGATGAGGCTCACGCCTACGTCTCTGCGCGGCGTCGTCTTCTCGACCAATCAGGCGACGTACATGGTCAAGCGCCGTGGGCCTCTGTCGAAGCTCGGGCGCGGAGTGTACGCCGAGGAGTTCGCGGAGGTCATGCGCGTGTTCCGCGCCACTGG